CTCCTCGTATTTATCACAGTAATCCTTGATCATCTTTGCCCGGAGCTCATCCATCGTAATGTCGCCGATGAAGCTGACCTCCGGCAATTCGTCAGCCGATTTGATTAAGCTCATTTATGCCGCCTCCTTTCTCCGGAGAGTGATAGTTGCCTTGAACGAGGATTCGCTTTCGGCTTCGCATTCTACGCTTAGCACTTCGAACGCTTCTTCATATGCCGCGATCGCTTTGATTACCTCTGTAGCGTAGCAGTTTTGCGCCACGTCCATCGGTTTGTCGATCGTTGCTTCGAAGTCAATTCCATAATTCCTGTCCATAGGCATCGTGCCCTTCGGGGTTGTAAGAAGAAGCCGAAGGCGGCTTTCGACCGCTTCGATTTCTTCGTCTACGTTTATAATGATATTTGTTATCATATTATCACTCCACATATTCCTTGAACGTTAGGTTCATGGTAATTTGCGAGATTTTTCCGTCATTAAAGATGTTGTCGAAGGTATCCTGCGCGTTCGTGATCACGAATTTATTGGTGGACGGCTGCTTTCCACCTATCACCAAATTCCGCGCATCTCCGTTTCTTACTGCGTTCTTTATGGTTTCGCGTGTATTCCACGGATTAACGCCGTGAGCTGCGCTGAGCACAACGGTCATACTGATCGTCATTAGATCCGCGCCGAGAAATTCAGAACGCGGGAGTGCTCCCTGAATGTTATGATCCGCCCAGCGAGAACTGATCTGCTCAGTGTAGCCCTTAAACGTTAGAATCTTTGATGCGCTTACTTCGAATGTTATCGTTGTTCCAAAGTTGCCTATGGCCATTCTTCATCATTGCTCCCTTCGACTACGTTGACGGTTTCTGCTTTAACGGTCAAAATCCCTGTTGATTTATCGTATCTGACGAATGCGTCGTCGTCGAATGCGATTTGGATTACATCTGGCGATGGATCCATCGGTCTGTTCGCGCCTTCCCACAATGTTCCAAGCACAATGCCTTGCGACAAGTCGCTCGACAGATGAACGACTGCAACTTTGGCTCCGACCTTCGGCATTATATAAATGCCGTTAGAAACCATCGGGAGGTAATCTGTTACGCATTTGCTTCTATCTGAATAGTAGACGCTGATCCTGCCGGTTTCATAGTCTACCGCAGAAACTCTGCCGAATCTTAATTCCGCCATAAAATCACAACCTTTGTTGAATCCTTCTTGCTTCAATATCTTGCGTAAATCCGCCCGATGCCGAAAAGTTATTGACCACCTTGTTGATGTAGTATTTTCCATTGAGACCGCCAAATCCGGATAGATTGAAAGTCGCCATTGAAACCATGTCCGGGTCGCCCAAGATACTAAAATTAATAATCTCCATATCGCGATTCGCTTCGTTTACTTTCGCTCTGCCTTTCATTATTCCGATCTGCTCGCTGTCATTAAATCCTACATCAATCATAATGCTCGGTGTCGTTTGAAACCAAACACCCCTACGTGTATTTCCGCCCTTGTTATTGGCGTATTCGTAAACGTAGCCGGTGTATTGCCTTATCAAATCAATGCGAGCGCTGAATGAATCCTCGATAATATCCCCTTTAGCGATTGTGCCAACGGCGGCTTTCTTTTCGTAGTTTTCTTCCGGAAACACAACAACTTTATCTGAATAAATTTTGAATCCATTTCCGTATGTCTGCGCAAGATTATGTATGAACGACAAATCATTCGTGTTTGACTGTTCAACCTTTTTCAAATACGGATTAAACGTTCCACTTTCGTATACGAGCTTAAGACCATACGATTTGCAAATCTGATCGATGATCGCCCAGTGATAGATGTTCTGCCACGTCTTTGTTTTCGGCGTCTTTGAAAACTCGGAGTTCTTCGGTACCGAGATTCCGCGAAGCGTAAACTTTGAGGAACCGCTATACCCGAATTGATCGACATGAAATGTCTGACTTCCGATCACTCTCGCTCTGCCGCGCGAATCCTTGAACGAGATCGTACAGCTGAGTATATCATTCTTTCCGGGATAATATTCTCCAAGCATTTTATGATCCTTATCATACAAGGTTATATCTATGCTGTCGCCTTCACCGCCGACCGCATTGTCGGTAAGTGAAACTTCTTCGACGCGCGACTCTAAACCATATGATTTATTGGTTCTCGAGTTGCGATAGCTAACTGCGATCGTTGCTTTTCTAATCGCCATAATCCATCTCCTCCACGGTTTCGAACGTTCTCCATTCAGGTAAAGTCGACTCTAACCGCTTTGCCTCGATGTCCATTATATCGGGAATATTCAGAATAACACCGGCCTCAAACACAAACCATTCGATTTTATCGGGGTTGGCCTTCATGAGCTCATCGGCGTAGTTTTCGTCATTATAGAATTTAAACGCGATCGAATCCCATGTGTCGCCTTGCACCGTTTCATAGGTCTTTATGTTCATATGCGTTTCCCCTTTATAATCAGAATCGTACTCGCTTCTTATCGAGCTCGTATTCCTTCATCATCTTAGCAAATTCAGCCTTGCTCATTTTGCTCGCCTCTTTCACTCCGTTTATAATATCTGCGTTCGAGCTGCCATTGATCTGATAGGTAGGCGCATAGCTGATATGGCTGACTGACGATGATGAGTTATCGTAGTTGTTAGTTTCGGATTCGAGCGTATTTGCCATATCCTCAAATTTCGGACGATCCGCGCTTGCTTCATCGGCGAGCTGCTTAATAAGCTCGGGCACGTCGAATGAATAGCTGTTGCCGTTCTCGTCGACGTCACCGCTGAGGATCTTCTGCGTTTCGGCAGCCGTGAACACTTGACTGCCTGCAGCATTGACAATCAGCTCGGGACCTTCTTCGCCCGCGAGGAAGACCTCGGCAGAGTGCTTGGTTCCTTTTGCGTTGCCTTCGATTGCGAATGGCGAAGTGGACGCGTATGCTGATATGCCTTTTGGTGTAAGCGAATTTCTGACTGCGTTCTTCACCATTGTCGTGGCATTCGGGAATGACGCACCATTGATCTGAGATGTGATTTCTGAGATATACGCTTGGATCGTGCTCTTGGCAGATTTCTTAGCTTCTTCGCTCAGGTTCATTCCTTCGACGGCTTTTTCTGCTTTTTTCTGCATTTCATCCATAGTGTCGGAGAAATCAGTTTTATAATCTGCGACAGTTTTCGCAAATCCTCCTTCAGCAGATTTAACGGCCTCGAAGTCTTCGTTGAGTTTGTCAACCAACGCCTGAGCGTCGGCTTCATTTAGATTGTCGAGCTCTCCGATAATCTTGTTAATGTACTGACCTGATTCTTCGGATCCATCTGAAAGAGATTGAATTAAGCTATCAGTGATCCCGTACTCTTGAGCCTTCTTTAAGTTCTCGCTGTACTTATTGATCCACTCGATCTGATTTTCCCATGTTTCGGTCAGCTTGCTCGTGGTTATCTCGGTTTCGTTTGACAGCTCTGTCGTCAGCCCGACAGTACTCTCAATGCTTTTCTGCGCGGATTTAAACGCTTCATCGTAAGCAGTAGCGAGATTGTCGAGATCACCTTGCACGATTTGAATGGCCTGTGAAGCGGCTTCCTCCCACGATATCTCTGCCTGAGCACCTTCGTCAGTGATGCCTTTGATTTCGAGCATCGTTTGATAATACTCGTCTTTTTTCTTCTCAAGATCATCGATGTTATTGCCTGCTTCTTCAAATGCTTCTTTGAACGTTTTTTTAAGGACCTCGCCACTCGAATTGGTGTATTCGATTGTCTGATCCCAGAATCGTTGATATTCGGCATAAGCCTGAGCGTTACCATCAGAGGCGCCATATGTTTCTGCTGCTTTATTAGCTCCGGCGACCATTTTTTGATACTGCTCTTTTTGCTGTCGAAGCAGTTCTTCTGATTCTATCCATCCCTTTTTGGCATTCTCAAACTTTTGCTCATCATAAAGAGTATCGAGGTAGTTTCCTAAAGACTCCTTTGTCTGAGCCGTTTTATTTATAACATCGTCGTAAGTAAGATTAAGCCCTTCGTATTCTTTGTTGAGCTGT